CTCGGCAGACGTGCCGGGGGCTTTTGTTTTACCTGCGTTTACTTTTTAAAAATAGGTGTGTGGGATACTTAGGGCATGATGACCAGAGCCGAGGCAATCGCACAAGTAAGTCTTTTCTGCGATGCCACATCCTACCCACAGCTCTCCACTACCGAGATTGGTAGTGCGTTAGACATCTACTCCCGATTCTCTACATGGACAGCGGCAACAACTTACGCTGTCGGTGACCGTGTAGTGCCTACAACGCCCAATGGGCGGGTTTATGAGGCACGGGTGGCTGGTACTTCATCCAGCACACAACCAGAGTTTCCCGCCTATCCATCGGCACAGTACAAAGGCTGGTCAATCCAAGATGGGACATCCGATCCGGTACTGACTTGGGTAGACATGGGCAGTATCAATGTTGAAAGATACGATGTCCGAACCGTAGCCCGTCAGATGTGGATAGTCAAAGCATCCCGTGTAGTCGCTGAAATCGATGCTAAAGAAGGCGCATCCGATGTCAAGCTAAGTCAACTCAAAAGCCACTGCCTAGAGATGGCTGATAAGTACCGACCATTGGTGGTTGTATGAGTCCGATTCTACGTCAGACGATACAGGCAGGCATGGTGCGTAACCTTTGCCAAGACCGTGTAGAGGTTCACCGCTTCACCTTGACCGAAGACGGCAGAGGCGGTGCTACTGAGACATGGCGCAAGGTTGCTGAATATCCTGCACGGGTTACCAACCAGTCAGACACAGAGTCAATTGTTGGTGGGGCTATAGCATCATCAGCGCAATGGACGCTTATAGTGGCCGTTGCAGCTGATGTGATGCCTCAAGACCGTGTGTATCTTGTCGGTGATGATTCCCGATACTTTGATGTGATTGGTACAGACTTTGGGCAATCTGAATTATTGGTACAGCACTGTGGACTAGTGGAGCGGGTGGCATAATGGGCGCATCAGAATGGACAACCATAGGTTTAGCGGCAGTAACCGGCATTATCAGCCTACTTGCCTACATCATCAAGTTCCTGCATCGCATGGACAAACGTGGAGCCGTTGATACTGCAAAGATTGAAGACCACGGGGTTCGTATTGGTAGGCTTGAAACTGCAACAGGTGAAATGCGTACAAGCATCACCAAACTGGAGGCGAAACGATGAACGGGATATCTTTTGGTCGGTTGGCGGTTGTTGTCTTGATCGCCTTTGTTGCGTCCTTTAGCACGGTCTTTGGTGATGGCGTTCGCACCGCTGAAGCCAAGGACATAGCCGAGCTTGGCGCAGTGATGGCACTGTACGGAAGTAAGGCTGTTGCGGCTGGTGTCTCTGCTGCGATGAGTGCTGCGCTGGGCTTCCTCACGATGCCGTTCAAGGGTACGGGAATCAATGCGCTGAAGGTGGGCAAATGAACTTTGTAAACTTCTCGGTAGTCAAGGAGCCAGAACCATCCACCGACTGGCGCATCTTTGGTGATATCACTGACAGCGACAACAACATCATCGGCACATACGGTGTTGATGGCACTTCATTGTTTACGTGGTGGCTTCAGCAGACGGAAGATGTGCAACGTGGCTTTGTACTCCAGATGTCCTACCTCATCGCACAGGAACTAGTTGGTACTAACTGATGGCAACTTACTATGTCCGCACTGACGGCAACGATGGAAACGCTGGCACTGGCTCGACATCTGGGCAAGCGTGGAAGACCATACAGAAGGCACTTGGGGCCACTGGTATAGGTTCCGGCGATACTCTTTACATCGCTCCCGGCGTGTATCGTGAGGCTGTGACAATAGGTGGCACTTACTCCACAACGACCTATATCACTGGTGACCCATTGGCTTTACAGTTTTCTGGGGTAACGGCAGGTGAAGTCCGCATAACTGGCTTTATAACTGATACATCAAGCACTTCTATCGGCACTCCAATAACCGCTACCAGTAAAAATAACTTGTACTGGTCAAGTATCTTTTTTCAGAATCAAACACGAGTAGTAAACGCTATTACTTGCACAGGTTGGACATTTGATAAATGTTATGTGCAAAGTGTTAGGGCTGTAGGTGGTGTTGCCAATACTGGGTCATCCGTTTCAATGACAACAACCGCTGGTGTAGCACTTGGTCTTACTTGTGTTAGATGTATCTTTGACTCAAGTTTTTGTTTTCATTTGATAACACCCAAGCATTCCATTACCTATGATATTGGTATGTCGTGGACTGACTGTCTATTCAACATACCAACTAACGTTTCATATCCTGCGGCGATTTATACAGAACCCGGTGCAGGGACTGCCTTCCCGACAGGAGGGTCTGTTACAAACTGTGTATTTATTGGTGGAAGCACTGGATTCGGTGCTGTTGTCTGTGAATATGGATGGAACTCGACCACGCCATTTGCTATAAAAAACTGTCTTTATTTAGGAGCAGGACGATTTCTTAACTGCAACGCTGCTACCGCTGGTGCAATGGTTGAGACGTTTAACCGATATCCAAACGCTTCACTTACTGGTGTAACTGCATCTGGGACATCGTCATCTGCGGGTGTATACGGCACTGATTTAGGATACTCCACGCTAGTCGGTCTCCCTGCTGTATACGCTTATGGCTCAACGGTTGGAAGTGTAAACGCTGGATTTGGCACAAGCACTGGCACACCTGCTACCGATATGTTTGGTGTGACGTGGACTGGTGTTACACCTGATGCTGGAGCGGTTACGTTGCGTAGTCTTGCATCAACATCGTTCTATGCACCATCCGAGCGCAACGCGAGCACCATCACAATCGCTCCCGGTAGCACCTCCCAATCCATCGAACTCTACCTTGGTGCTACAGGTCTTACAGCCTCAACCTCTGGACTCTCAGCTCGGTACAACCGAACGCGCACAGCCTCTGTAGCGATTACGTTGGTAGCCCGTACCATCGCTCAGGCGTGGACAGCGGGCGGCTTTGCCGAGGTTGACGCTACCAATATGCCGGGCGTGTACAGATTGGACGTGCCCGATGCTGCACTGGCTGCTGGTGCTGATGATGTGACTATCGTGGTGCGTGGTGCTTCTGGTACTAACGGTGCGGTAATGACGGTGAAGTTGAGTAGTGGTGGCTTGACTGAAGCGCAGACGGCTGGTGCTGTATGGAACGCTGTAAGGGCTTCATACGCTACTGCTGGAACCTTTGGTGAGTACGTCAACACAAACGTCAATACTGGTGCTATCGCTGACGCTGTCTGGGATGAAGCTCGATCAGGTCATACAACGGCAGGCACATTCGGTGAGTATGTCAACGCTGAACTGGTGACACCGGGGAACTCTGCCGCTCTGGTTCGTATGGGGCCTTATGAGGTCAAGGCTGACGGTCTCGGAGCATCGGATCCGCTTGACATTCAGAAGGGCGCACAGCACGGCGTAGACATCCAGTGTGTAGATGGCAACGGTAACGGCATTGACATCACGAGCGCAACGGTTACCGCTAAGGTCTACAACTCTGGTGCATCGCTGGTTGATACTTACTCCTGTACGGCAACTTATGCAGCTGATGGACGGGCTACGTTTACGATTGACACGACGGTTACGAACACTCCAGGCACTTACACGGCTACGATTACACGCACAACAGGTGCAAGCGATACGCAAGTCTTTGGCCCACTGCGAATCTATGTGAGGGATATCTAATGGCATTGATATTTGACTTGACGGAAGACCCCCAGCAGGTCGTGCAAGTCTCCGCATGGGTCGGAGACTGGCACTCCTACGTCGTACGCTTGGTTGACGAACTAGGAAGCCCTGTGGACATCACTACGGGCACTCTTGGTGCAACCTTTACCAACATTGCCACAGGATCGAGTTACTCGTTTGGCGGTGGGAGCGTGACGCTCACCAAGCAGTACAGCGCACAAGGCATCTTGTCGGTGTTGAATCCTGCGGCTTATCCAACATCTGCCAACATCAGGCTGACGGTATCTTTTACCGTTGGTAGTGATGTCCGGCGCTTTGGTCCGTTAGAGATTGAGGTACTGGCTCCGTGATAAAGGTTTCCTACAGCCTGAAGTCTGTTGCGTTAGATTCCTACCGTAGGAATTTAGGGCAGTTGTCTGTGGCTGTGGGTAATGCTGCTGCTGACATCGAAGGCAATGCAAAACAGAGCATTGAAATGTCAAGCGGGCAATACAAAAAGTATCCCGGACGTAAAGAACATCCTCACTGGTCAAGTCCTCCAGGCACTCCACCTAATGCTGATATGGGTGGCGCTGGTCTAGCAGGAAGCATACAGAGCAAGATGACAGGTAGGACATCAGCCGAAGTGAAGGTAGGTGCAAAGTATGGAGTACCGCTGGAGCTTGGTTGGATGACTAAAAGCGGTACACACGTACCGGCTAGACCATTCTTACGTCCAGCAGTTGAAAAGGTAGCGCCATCGTTTCAAGCTGCCGTCAAAGTTATTCTGAAGGGTGGCAAGTAATGGCATTTGAGCCAGCAGTAATAGAGCAGTGGATCTACGAAACCTTGACAGGCGATAGTACCTTGATGGGTTTACTTGCTCCTGACAATAAGCCTTCTGGCTTCCAGATGTCGGTATACAACACCATTGCTCCACAGGTTGACCCTATCAGCCGGAAGCAACCGATTACGCCTTACATTGTCTTTGACCGTGCAGGTAATGCAGGGCAAGACCAAGACACCATCTGCGGTAGCCGAGTGTTTACCTATCCGACCTATAGAATCACCGTGTGGGATACTGCAAGTGGTGCGGTATCGATGGCAAGCAGTGCTGCTATCATGTCCCGCATAGACACATTGCTTGATAATCAACACGTTTCGAGTACCTCTCCCAGGTTCTATTGCCGGAGAGAATCAACAGCTCAAACATTTGGTTTAGAGAGCGGTGGTCGAACTGATTTTGGAGTGACAGCGGTGTACCGATTCGTCACGCAACAGTAGGAGTAAATTATGCCTTTTACAAGAACAAGTGCGCTTATCGGTGAAAACTGTGTTGTGACGGTGGCTTTCGGTGGCTACCAAGACGGTACGCCTTCAGCCTTTACCGCTGAGACTTATACCTGTATCGCTCGCTCGGTACGCTTC